TGTGTCGAAGTAGTCTCCTCGTATGACCCAGTGTCGTATGGCTGTCCAGCCTGATTCTCTATCGTTCATACTGTTGATTGTATCACAACTTTTGGAATTGTGCAATATGTGTTTTCTTCAATGTGTTAGCTTAAAACAATGGTTCTTCTTACGTTCCTTATTTTTGACCACCACTAATTCCACATTTTTGACCACCATAGTCAAAAATACGTAACTGGATACTTATTTTTTACTATGCGACATTGTGTTACATCTCTTAAAAGTTGCAAAACATACAACTAGTGTGATATAATATATACATGAGTTTTTTAACAACAAGTGATATTGCTAACACTTATGGTGTCACCATCTCCGCTGTAAACAAGTGGATTCATGAAGGAAAACTGGAAGCCTTTAAGATTGGCGACCAATGGAGAATTAGCGAGGAAAATCTACAAAAATTCCTAACCACGAAACCACGAAGGAAAACCAAGTGAGTAGGTTATCCGCTGAAGGTGAAATTGAATGCGCATTGAAAGCACACATCACCCAGAAGCAGGACTACGACCTTACCACACTGCAAGAGCAAATAGAAGCATACCGCAGACCAAAACGGAAGCGCCCACTAACCGCTCGACAACGCGAGCTTGAACGGGCACGTAAACGCCGCTACTATCAAGCCCACCGTGAGGAACGGTTGCAACATGACCGCGAACAATACGCGCGAATAAAAAAAGAATATCCCAGAAAATACGAGGAACGTTTAGCGCAGATACGCGAATACAAACGTTCGAAAAGATTGGAACAAAACAAATGAATGACCCTATGCTGCTGATTGAACACGGTAGGCTTACCGGTGAGCCTGAAATGAAGACCACGAAGACTGGCAAGCAGATTCTACAGTTCACGGTGGCTGGCAATGGCTTCCATAAGGATAAGAATACCGGCCAGTATGTTGATGATTGCCAGATTTTCATCCGTTGTACTGAATGGGACGTTAACCGCGCGCAAGCCCTGCAAAAAGTCTTGCACAAGGGTAGCGAAGTGCGTTTGGAAACCGCTTTCAACTACAGTTGCGGTACTGACAAGAACGGGCAACCGCGCGTGTATTTCGACGCTCGATTCCCGCAGATTACCGTGTACCCGCCCCGTCCGCCGAAGACTCAGCAACCGCAACAGCAGAACACTGGTAGCCCGTCGAATTTCGATGATTTCGGCAATAGTGACGCTTGGGGTGAAACCGCATTTTGAAAACCAAAACGTTAACGTTTAACGCGTATGGCATGACCCCCGCGCCTAAAGGTAGTTACCGGTTCGTACGGGGGCACGCCATCCCAATGAGCAAGCGTGAGAAGCCGTGGCGTAACCTCGTGTCCGACAATGCACGTATTGCTATGAAGCGGGAACAATTCACGCAGTTTGACAAGGATGTGCCCGTGTCGGTGCGTATCACGTTTCTCATGCCGCGGCCCAAAACCGTGAAACGTCATATGCCTACCGTTCCGCCGGACATTGACAAACTGTGTCGTGCCGTATTGGACGCCTTGACTGATGCTGGGGTGTGGGTGGATGATAGTCAGGTGGTTGACCTAGGCGCAACCAAAATCTACACGTCCGGTATCCATATTGGCGCGCATATCACAGTGGAGGGACTGGCAAGTGAAGAAGCTTAAACAGAACATCGGCCATATCATTGGCAGTATCGCGGCCGTGCTAGTGCTGATTGATTTTGCGTTGGTGATGCTTCTTGCATGTATCATGCTGTTTCGACTCATTCTAAAGGTGTTAGGTTTATGAGTTTAACGTGGAAACAGCTAGAGGCGCTGAGTATTCCGCATAATTCTACGCCGATTGACTTGAATGACCCTGAGATTAAATCCATGATTGCGGAATGCCGTAAGCCGCATAGTGTGCAAATGGAATTGGAGGACTTCGAATATGGGTGTTAAAAAAGGAATGGTTAACAATCCGACAGGCAAGGGTGGTTTCGGAGACCACCCGGAAAACGCGTGTAATGGTAGGTGGAGGAAAGAAGACTCATACACCTATAACGTTAATAAGTTTGGCCGCATGACGGATATAGAACTTCAAGAAATTATTTTGAAGTCCAAAGCGGGGGAGCTTACCCAATTCCAGCAAGCCGCGTTGAAAACCGTCCTTGACATGAAGAAAGATGAAGGGTGGAAGAAGCTAGTGGACACTGTTGACCGTGTTGACGGCAAGGCGTTGCAACCGGTTGAACAGACGGTTAACGGCTATGTTCCGCCCACTATTAATATCGAGTTTGTCAAGGGTGATGAAGATGAAGAATGATTTTTGGACTGTGCGGGAATGGCTTGAATTCGTCCAGCATCCAGCGGAAGACATGAGTTATGCCACGGTTCGTTTTGGTCGGTTTCTGTGGGATAATTGGCGGCTTACGCGCGGCTCGAAGACTGTCAGCATGGTGAGACGTAATATCAATGGTGTTCGGTCTGGACTGATGAAAGCATACCCGCGTAGCCAAAAGGCGTATATACTCCGTATGTACATTGTTTGGCGTGAGAAAGATTTCAGCCGTCGCTATATCAGCTGATTTTTACGACACGCTGAGTTGCATTATCGCGCAAGACAATGTATATTATTTCTTGGCAAGAAAAGAAATTGAGCCATCTATCTATATATATAATTTAATTCCCGTCTAGTTTTTTCCTTTCATTTTGCGCTAGACGGGGCTGGAACGTTGCGCGAGTGGTTTAAGCGGCCACCCTGCTAAGGTGGTAACTGGCAACGGTTCGGGGGTTCGAATCCCTCACGTTCCGCAATCCTAACGTGAGCCTAGGTATAAGCGTTAGGCGGTTGAGTACACTACTCTTGCAGTGACTCAGACGAAATATAAAAGGGCGGCTAGCGAGCATGGTCGATAGTGAGGTAACATATGCTCTCCGGCTACCGGTTGGCGGTCGATAGGATGGCGGCAGTAATACGCCAATATCCAAGCTGACCAATTTTCCCGTGGTGTAATGGGTAGCACGGCAGTCTTTGGAACTGCTCGTTTTGGTTCGAGTCCAGACGGGAGAGCTAGACATAATAGGGGCATGTGCCTATTATGTCGTTGATTGGGCTGTAGTTCAGTGGATAGAACGGGACGCGGTTATTGGTCGTGTTACAACATGGCTAAATGTCACGTCTGTATGTCGCGGGTTCGAATCTCGTCAGCCCCCGAGCCGAGCGCCTATGAACATTATTGGCATGAGAGATAATGGAATGCGCCGAAATGCTCCCAGCCTGAAGCACTGGCTGGCATGAGATTGCAACTTATGCGTGTGATAATCTTATGGCATGTAAAGTAAAATCACAGCCCCTCTACTCGCGCGATTAGAGGGGCGTTTCCATATCAATTACTAGAATACGTGGTATGAAGATTCCAGACGATTACGCTAGCCTTTTCTGGTGGACTCACTCGCTCACCCCGCCCGCACGCTATTACGTGTTCGAGGGGGGGCGTAGCTCAGGCAAAACCACTACCATATGCCAGTCGCTAGTATTGCGTGGAGCCGTCCAGCCTATCCGTGTTCTATGTGCGCGAGAGTACCAAAACTCGATTAATGAATCAGTGAAGAAGAGTCTAGAAGACTCGATACAACTGTTGAATCTGGATGGGTACACTATCACGAAAGATGCGATAGAGCACGAGAACGGTACTAGCTTTGTTTTCAAGGGTCTGCATAATGACCCCGAAACCACAGTTAAAGGTTTGGAGGGTATTGACGTTTGTTTCATCGATGAAGCGCAATTCATTTCGAAGCATTCACTTGATATTTTGCTGCCGACTATCCGCAAGGAAAACAGTACGATTATTTTCGCCATGAACCCGCTGACACCTAAAGACGAGGTTATGCAACGCTTCGTATGGGATGCGAACGAACAAGTCAAGGCGCGAACCATCCATAAGCACGTCACCTACCGTACAGCGCTCAAGGCCGGACTACTACCGCGGGAAGTATTGCAACAAGTGCAGGAAGCTAAAGGGTCTCCCGACTTCGCACACATCTGGGAGGGCAAGCCGACCGATAACGTGCTTAATCGTATTATGTCGTGGCAACAATTGCAGTCCGCTGAAACCAATATCATGCCTGACGGTGGCATAACCTTTGGCGTTGACGTTGCACGACTTGGAGCCGACCGGACAGCCGTAGCAGTCAATAAGAGCGGCACTATTATCGATTTAGTCAGCTGGAACCACACGCGTTTAACGGACTCAGCGCAGACCATTAGACAACTGGCAGACCGGTATAATCCTGTCGCTATTAATATTGATGACTGCGGTGTTGGCGGTGGTCTAACCGACATGCTTATTGCCGATGGGTTACCGGTTCAGCCGATTAATTCCGCTTCCCGTGCCAAAGACAATGCGAAATATCCGAACATCAATAGCGAAATGTGGTTTACTTTCGCGGAAAAACTCACGAACGGTGACATACATTTTATTAACTCCTTGCCCGATAAAAACGATTTGTTCGAAGAACTAAGCACGCGTGAATGGAAACTGACCACGAAGAATCAACGTCAGGTGCAAGCGAAAGCGGATTACAAGGCGGCAAATAACGTTGGCTCACCTGACCTTGCGGACGCTACACTATTGAGTGTGTACACGCCGGTTAAGTTGACAAGTTGGGATGTTGAGGTATTATAGAGAACGCCGGTAAAGCTTTGGTCCTTTTTCTTTACCGGCGGTTGGTTGATTGGTAAGCCCTCGCTGGGATGGCGGGGGCTTTCCTAGTATAATGGGAACCGTTATCAATAAGCCTATTGAAAGACGGTAACATTGTCTAAACTCGGATATAAAATCAGAAGTTTCTTTACGCGTCCAACGTCCCCCGCTTTGACTGAAGGATGGACTAGGGTTAGCGGCAGTGGAACGCAAGTGATTCCACCGTATGACGCTTACGCGCAGATTTTTCCATATTCCAACGCCATTGCTGGACGTTTCGCAACTATCATTCCTTATGCGGTTGACGCTCAGGGCGAGCGTATCAACCCGGCGCCTCCCGCGCTTAAAGCATTGTACGCGCCTAATGACCAATTTTCTTGCCTTGAATTCCTGAAATTCATCGCCAATAGCATTCTCACCCAGTCGCATCTTGATATCCTAATCTGGACGAATCAAGGCGGATATATTCAGCCGGGCGGCGAGATTACGCCGGACAATATCGCTGGTTATACTTTCCTCCCACAAGATAGTAGGCAGTGGGATAGCAGTCATACGACTTGGACGCATCGCGTCACCATGACCATTAACGGACGTTTGGAAACCCGTACTTTTACACGTAACGAGACTATCGCACTCAGCTATTCCACTCACCCGCTTGACCCGTCTCGTGGCATAAGTCCCGCGCAGACCATACGCAAGTGGGCAAACGTCGATGACATGATAGCGGATTACGAGCGTGGCTTCTTCGCCAACGGCGCTGTCCCCGCTGGCATGATGGGTATTGTGTCCGCTACCGCCGATGATTTCACCCGCACCAAGAATCAGCTTGAGCGGGCGTTCCAAGGCGCCGGACGCAATAACGGCGTGGTCTATAACATGATTCCGGTAGACCCTCTGAGCGGTAAACCGTCCGATACCGGTAAATTGGTGTGGGTTCCATTCCAGCAGGCTAATAATTCGCTTGACTTGTCCAGCCTTAACGATGTGGTAAACAATCGACTTGCAAGCGCTTTGGCCGTGCCGGATATTGTGCGCGGTATCGATAATGGCCAGACCTATGCCAATGCCGAGCAAGCTGAACGCGCGTTCATTGAAAACACTTTGAAACCTCTCTGCATGACTGTGTGGGACAAATTCCAGTTCGAGCTTGACCGCATTACCGGCGGGCTAGGCTATGGAATTAATTTCACGCTTGATATTCCGGCGCAGACGGATGTGCGCAAGGTGCAGGCCGACACTCAGGCCGTGCAGGTAGATACGCTTATCAAGCTTATCAACGCTGGGGCGAGTGTGGAAAACGCTGTGAAGGCGTTGCACTTGCCCGACGAATATAACGCGCTGGAATTGGAACCGGCCACGCCCGCACTGTTTCACAAGAATGAAACGCCGGTTGTCCCACAGATTGTGCCGCAGATTCAGGCCGCGAAAGATGATGATGTTAACACGGAACCGGTCAAGCCGGACGTTGAGGATGCCACGGTAGGCAAGGCGGCTAAGCTAGTCCGCAAATACTATCGTAACCTAATTGACCTTAATCTAGCGGCGCACAGTTTCGCTAAGCCAGAAGTGGACAGTGGGGAGATTCAAGCCGAACTTGTAGACGGCCTTTTCGCTGTCTATGAGCCGGAAATTGTCGCATATGCTAACTCGACTGGCAAGACGATTATTCAAGCCATGCAGGAATTGGCTAAGACTAATCCGGACATTGCCAAGATTTTGGACGCTTGGACGCCCTCGCAGATTGCCCAACTTGTCGGCTGGGAGACTCTGCCGGAAACGTTCGAGAAGGCGTACCGGAAGCAGTTGACCAAGACTGTGGCCGCTGTGACGGGTACAGCCAATAAGAGTATCACCAAGATTATCGCGCAAGGCATCAAGGATAAGCTAGATTATAAGGAACTTGTACACCAATTGTACGGGTTGCTTGACGATGACCGAGCCGAATTGCTGGCCGGGAATGAACTGCGGAATGCGGAACGTTTGGGCAATCTCTATAGTGCGCAGAATCTAAGTAAGAAAACCGGCGTGACCTTGAAAAAGGTCTGGCATACTAGCGGTCTTGACGCTGGCAGTGAGCAGGAGCCGTGCCTGTTCTGCGAGCATATGGACGGCAAGGTGGTTGGTCTCGCGGAAAGCTTCATGGACGAGGGTGATTCCGTGGATATTGACGGTGAGACCTTCACCAATGATTATGTTTCGATGGTTACGGCGGCGGCTCACCCGCGCTGTCGTTGCACGCAGACTTACGAGGTGGCGTGAAAATGGAAATCAAGTGCAAGAAGTGCGGAAGGTTTTTAGGCGAGACGGAGCATAGTATCCGTCTTATGCTCAAGTGTCCTAACTGCCGTGCTTATCTGCTTTATCACATCACCATGCTTAGTGAGAATCATTCTCATTAATAGTGTTAGAATCAGTGTAGAGCAAATAAAGCCCCGTAAGGACGCTCAAAACGTAAGGAAATAGGAATGCAACAGACACTCACCTGCGACGCGAACAATGTCAGCAGTGACGGCCACACGTTGACGTTCCTTGCCAACTCCGGTACGCGCATGACCAATGGCTACACGGTAGACCTTGCAACACTGCAAGCCCCCGTGAACGACGGCCAACTCAAGCTCGTAGCCGACCTGACCGACTCCGACCGACTGACCTTGCCGCTACTGCTCGACCATATGCCGAGCATCACGGCTCAAGTCGGCATCGTCAAGAAACTTTGGTTTGATGATGACGGATTAATGGCTCAGGCTCGACTAAGCGACAATGAGCAAGGCCAGAACGTGCAACAGTTGGCAAGTGAAGGAATGCTAACGAACTCTTTCAGCATCACAATCGACTTCGACAATGACCCCGACGAAAACGGTGTAATCCATAACGCCGAACTAGTCGAAATCAGCGTGGTCTATCGAGGTGCCGACAGTAAAGCCGTATTCCGTAGTCTAAACAATATCGAAGGGAAAATAATGAAACTCAAGAATAACCTCACCAAGGATGAAGCACAATCCCTGATTGACCAAATCACGGACGCTATCAATGGACTGACCGAAAAGGACGACGACAACACCGAGCCGGAAGAACCGGTGCAGTCCAACGAGGCAGAAAATAGCAAGGAGGGTGGCACCGTGGCTAATGGTCGAACCAATATCATCATCAACAGCGCGGGCGGTGCGCGTCAGTCTCTCGCCAAGACCAGTGACCCGCTGAAGGACTGGTTGAAGAGCGAGGATGCTACCAAGGCTTACGAGCAGGCGTTGTGGCGTACCGATAATCAGGGCGTGCAGGGCTTTAAGACTGCTTGGCGTGAGGAACTGACACGCCACGCCTATGCCGACAATGCTTCTATTGATGAAGCTAGTGTTGGCAAGCTCGTCCCGGCAAGCGTTATTACGGAGATTGAAGACGTTCTCAACAAGGCTAGCGAACTGTGGCCGCTGTATCGTAAGCTTGATGTGGACAGCTTCACCGTTGGCGCTCAGCTGGCAGGCTTGACCGATGATACTCGCGCTCACGGTTATAAGGTGGCTGACTATGGCACCTCGAAGAAGACGCAGAAGTTTAATCTTGTGGAGCGTAAGATTGCCGCAGATTTCGTGGTGAAGTATGCCGTGCTTAACAAGGGTGATATTCGCCGTACCGATAAGCCGGGCGCACTTGTGAAGTATCTGCTGGCCGAGATGCCGAACTATATTTTGCACGCTATCGACCGTCAGATTATTCTTGGCGGCTATACCGACCTTGATTTCTTCCGCTCCGTGCAGACCGATGCTAAGGACACTTCCAGCGAGTTCGCGGGGAAGAATTTCGTTCTGAGCGCGGCCGAGGGTACTCGTGCTAATCTCGTGCTTGATGTGGTCGGCCTTGCATCCAAGATTACCGCCACCGGTACCAAGGTGCTTGTGCTCAGTCCTGACACCAAGGTTGATATTATCACCGCGGCTGATGGCATTGGCCGTCCGCTCGTCGGCTACGGTAATGATAATCTCGCCGCCTACCTTGGCGTAGATAAGGTCATTACGCCGGACTGGTGGACTGATGCGGACGACGCTAAGACCCGCGCAGTGATTATCGTGCCGGAAGCCTATGGCGTGGTCGGTGATACTTCCATCAGCGCTTTCACTAATTTTGCGCTGAAGACTAATGAGCAGGAATACCTGTCGGAAATCTTTGCTGGTGGCGCTCTGACCAAGGTCAAGAGTGCCGGTGTGCTGACCCCGAAGGCTAGCGTCTGACAGACAGACTAATGGGGGTAGGGTGCGATACTCTACCCCCTCATTAATAAGGATTTAAAACATGACTAACATTTATGCTCACCTTGCTGACGGTGACGCGCCCAAGTCCCAACATGTCACCGAAGTAAGCTTCGTGGACGAATCTGGCAAACACATTGATATTGGGGCTGGACCTGGCGGTGGTATCGCGCAGGTAGCGCATGACAACAGTATCACCGGCGATGGTACCAGCACTAGCCCGCTCAAAGTGCGACTCAATCATGCAACCGCCATGCTTGACAGCGGCAAAACCGTATACCCCACACTTATGAAGACGGCAAGCGGAACCGTGAATGGTATCGGCTTCAACGTTGGCGACGGGTTGAAGTCTTATAATACTGCCGATGATGATATTGGCTCCGGGGTCAAACTGGACGATAGTATCAGCGCCCAACTTGAGGATACGGAAACCGTGCTCACGAATCTCCGCAAGCTTACCAAGTTGCAGAGTGACGCGAAACTGGCGGACGTTATCACCACCGTGAACGCGATTCTTGACGCCATCAAGTCCAATGCGTAACCGGTAGAATAGTAGGGGTATCCCAATGTGGGGTGCCCCTTTTCGCATATTTGGAGGAAAAATGTCTTTTATCCCGATTGAAAATATTGGTGGCGATAATGCTCGTAAATGGTTGCCGACCATACTGCCCGCATTGCAGAAACTTTTATGTGGAGCAATGGTGTCTCAAGCTACCGGAGTCAACCCAGCCATCGTGAGTGAAGATGGCCAAACAATTGTTCTAACCGCATGGTATAGCAGTATTACCAGAGTGACGGTTAACGATAATCCAGTCGCATTCACATTCAATCCGACTGTGGGCGACATGGATTACACTACCGGCCAAGTTGAACAAATGTACGGCAACACGCTCACCCTAGAAACCAAGGAAGAGCCGGGCACTGTCGTAACCGTCGCAGGAACATATGGTTTCGATACCCTCCCGGCTAGTCTGCAATCTGTGTTGTCTGGTATGGCCAGTGCAATGCAACGACATGCGGACGAAACGGATATAATCACCAGCAAGAGTATCGAAGACGTTAGCGTGTCCTACCAACGGAACACAGCCACCGACACGCTCACTCAAGCAATCCAACCATATCTAAGCGTCATTAACATGTGGAGTCTCTGTGAGAAGCCGTTAGGCGTGGGAGGTATCGCGACACCCAACACACTGCCAGTAGTGCCGTATTGGATTGGGGACGGTGACGGTCTTGAACTGTAATCCATTCAAACTTTTTCCCGACCAAGTGGAAACCGTCGAACTCTGGAAGTATGCGAGCAGTGAACGAAACAACAAGAAGCTGGCAGACGTACACGCGATAATCAAGCGTTCAACCAACTCGGACGCGTTCGGAGACTATGGCGTGCGTATCGCCACTCGCCGATTCCACCTGCAAGCCGAAGACATACCAACAGACCTACGCGACCCGGACATGCTATTAGACCTGATAGTCAAAACCAAAAACCGTCCGTTCAAAATCACTCAAGCAAGTCAAGGTGACGACATGACCACTGGGAAAACACAGTTCATCACCGTCTACGCTCAACCATACGGAAGGAGCACACTATGAGCCTACACGTCACAATCAATAAAGGCGTGTATGAGCAAGGCCGTCAAGCCATGCGTAATGGTTTAGCCCACATGCTCACCGATATCCACAAGGATGCAGTAACCAACGCCCCAATCGGCAAAGCACCCGAAGACAAACACCCCGGACTATTGAAAGATTCAGGCCGTTTCAAACTCCAAGGCATGAAAGGCTATGTCGCCTTCGGTGGCGGCAGAATCCCATACGCCAAACGACGAGAATACGAAAACCATCGACACCCCGGCACAAGACTCTACCTACATCGTGCAGTAGCTAAAGCCCAAGCACACGCGGACAACTATTTCCAAAGGATACTAAAATGATTGAACTGGCAGTAGCATTAGACCTAGCAGAACACGGCTTCGGCACCTATGGGGAAACCATATTCGTAAACGAAAGCCCCATATTAGACACGGGCGCAGTTAGCAGTAAGGATGGCATATGGATAACCTCAACCACCGTAAGCAACGGCAACGGGCATTACACTGACCAACTCACCATAAGCACCCGCTTCTACGATGTAATCCGACAAGGCGAATACCTACTAAAACTCATGGAATACATCAACACTCAACTAGTAGACCAATGCACGCTAAGCTGCCAACCCGAAAGTCCCATAGTCTACAACAAACTCACCATAAGCCCAGCAAGCAGTATAGACCTAGACGCGGTAGACAGTGAAGGCCACTACGTGAAAAGCATCCACTTCACCATCACCTACCCACTCCCAAATTTAAACGGGGTAAAAGTGATAAACTAGGAACTAAGCAGAAAACGATAATCATTCTCAATAAGGAGTAACACCACATGGCCACCACAGACTACAGTCTAATCGGCAAGAAAACCGTATACATCGGGCAAGAAGAATTCGCACCAGAACTCGTCGGCTCCGATGGTATCACCATCACACTCACCCCAAACACGGTGGACGTGGAATCTCAAGCCGGAACTATTAGTATCCCAACCGGCACTTATAGCGAGATTAGCGCCACTATTCCACTCATCATTCCAAACATGGCAGTGCTTGGCCGTATCTTCCCAAGTCTTGCTACTAAGGGCACGGCAGGCACCAAGGTTACTTTCGGTGCGGGTGAATGCTCCGCCATCACTAGTGAGCCTATCGTTATTCACAACACTTGCGACGCGGACAGTACGAACGACGTGTATATCCCCGCCGCTCTGATTCAAAATGGCGGCGAGTTCACTATCGGTAGCACGAGTGACCCGGTGACTATCGAACTTAACGTGACCATGCTCCCTGACGAGAAGGGTTATGTGAACTTCGGTTGCAGTGACCCGTCTAAGCGTACCAAGTATGACCCGGAACAGCAGAAGTACGTTGACGTGGTGGACTCGGCAAAAGCCAACACCGTTCAGAAGTAAGGAGCCTAAACAATGAGTGAAATCGTTACTATCGATACTCGCGAACAGACCGAGGAACACACTTTCAAACTGATTACCTCCAATAATCCCGAAGGTACCGTGTTCACTGTGAATCCTATGGGTGCGGGCACGTATCTGAAGTTCATGGACAAGGTGAAAACCCTTCAAGCATTGAACGCTCAGGATATGAGTAGTAAGCAATTGCTGAAGATTCAAAACGACTTGTGCAATCTGCTTATCCCACTCGTCTCCCCGACCGACGAGTTTAAAACGTGGGCTGAGGAAGCGGAACAGAAATACCCGCTAGCATATCAGGCGGTTATGCGTCAGATTATGCGTTTCGTTTTCGGTAAAACGTATTTCTAATTGGGGGTAGTCAATGACGGTGCATAAGGTCATTGACGATTTCACGCCGGAGCAGTTAGCGAAGCTTAAGGCCATGCGGCAGGCTGAGAGCAAGTCTAAGGCTTCGGCGTTTTTTCGTGATGACGAACTACTGTTAGCCGAGTTCGGCAAATATTATGGCTGGCAGGCGATACGTGACGTGCTAGCTGACGAGGTGAGTTACGAGACTTTCATAGCCTTATTGAACGCTGGGCGGAGTCTCGCAATCCGTGACCGCATACTACACGTGAATGATATGTATGTTGCGGTTGGAGCGTTGCAAGCCAAAAAGGGAGACAAGGTGTTAAAGCAATACGTGAAGCAATTGGAACGGGGTATGTGATATGGCGCAAGCGGGTGAAATTCGTTTCGATGCCGTTATAGACACTAGCGGCTATGAAAAAGGCGTCAAGGACATCCAGAACGCCACAAATGATATTAAAGAGTCAGCGGAGCAGGCGGACAAGGCCACCGAAGACGTTGGCAAGAACGGTGGTAAGAACGCGCCGAGTATTAAGGACGCGTTCAGTAAAACGTTCGACGGGATTAGCGAACTGGCGGACGGGCTAGGGTTGAGCCTGCCTAGCAAGCTTGTTAAGGTCGCGAGTATTGGTGGTGCTCTTGCCGCAGTCGGTGGCGTGTTCAAAACGGGTATTGATACGGCTATTAGCCAGATTGACGTGCAAGGCACTTTGGACGCCCAGTTAGGTAAGGGTAGTGTGGCCGCTCAAAACGCTGGCAAGGTAGCGGGTGAACTGTACCGGCAAGGTTGGGGTGAGAGTTTGGAAGACGTGGCTAATGTCGCGTCTAACGTCAGTTCTGTGATTCGTGGCATTGGTGAGGGTGATTTAAACACTGTCACCAAGGCAACGGAAGTGTGGGCGCAAACCTTTGACGCGGACGCGGGCGAGAGCGTGCGTGGCGTAAAAGTCCTTATGGAAAAATTCGGTTTAAGTGCGCAGGATGCCACCGACCTTATGACCAAAGGTATGCAAAATGGTCTGAACTATACGGACGAACTCGCGGACAACCTGAGCGAGTATGGTGGCCGGTGGGCTGAAGCCGGAACGAGCGCGCAAGAATATTTCTCACTGCTTCAGGCTGGCGTGGATAGTGGAGCCTACCAATTGGACAAGGTGGGAGACTTCCTTAACGAATTCCTTACCTCCCTTACGGACGGGCGTATAGAGCAGAGTATTGGAGAGTTTTCGAAGGGTACTCAGGACGTTTTCAACAGCTTCAAGAGTGGTAAGGCCACTGCGGAAGACGTGTTGAACGCGGTTATCGGTGAGATGGGCACCATGACCGACAAAACCAAGGAAGCCAGTCTAGCGTCAACCTTATGGTCTAGTCTTGGCGAGGATAACGCGCTTGGTATGATTGAAGCTCTCGGAAACGTGCCGAACAGTTATGAAAATATCAAGGGTGCTACAGACGAAGCCGCAGACAGCACAATGAGCATCGGTCAACAGTGGGAAGCGTTCAAACGTACTATGAGTGGCACACTGGGTGACGCGTTCACACCATTTGTTAAGGGCTTCCTAGACGGTTTAACTGATATGACGAAGAAGTTTACCGACTTCGTGAACAATACCGATTGGAGCGGGCTAGCGAATATTTTGGGGAGTCTTGGCACTGCCATTGGTGGCGTGTTTACTGTTATTGGTAATTCTATTCAACCCGCATTGGATTTGCTTAAAATGTTCTCCGATTGGTTTAGTGCGAATAGTACGTGGATTGTTTCAACACTTGTTGGTATCGGTGCCGGTTTTGCTGTGTTCAAGACCGCGCAAATTATCAGTAGCGTGGTCGGTTTTCTTCAGTCGTTCAGTCTTGCGGAGACTGCCGCTACAGTAGCGCAATGGCTGTTTAACGCGGCTATGGCGGCTAATCCGCTGGTGTTGGTTATCACGCTATTGGCGGCGCTCGTAGCTGGTTTGGTTTACTTTTTCACACAGACTGACGCGGGTAAGCAAGCATGGCAGGACTTCTGTCAGACCATGCAAGACTTGTGGCAAAACCTTTGCGACTTCTTCCAAAACATTTGGGATAACATTACTAAGTTTTTCACCGACGCTGGGACGAACATTCAAAACGCGTGGAATGCTGTCACAGATTGGTTCAGTGGTATCCCCGGCAGAATCAAGGGTTTCTTCAACGATATTGGCGCATGGTTCGGGAGCAAGTTCCAAGAAGCCAAAGACGCTATTGTGAACAGATTCAATGAGGCTGTGGGCTTCATCACGGGTATCCCCGGTAAAATCAGGGATTGTTTCAATGGTGCGGTGAACTGGCTTAAGGATGCTGGCGGGAATATCGTTCGCGGCCTGTGGAATGGTATTAGTGACATGTTTAATTGGGTGCGTAATAATATTCTCGGCTTCGGTGGAAACATCGTCAAGTGGGCTAAGCAAGCGTTGGGTATTCACTCCCCGTCGCGAGTCATGGCCGAAGAAGTTGGCAAGTATATTCCGTCCGGCATTGAAATGGGTATCAAGGCTAACACTAGTGGTTTGATGGACTCGTTGGACACGTTGAGCTTGGATATGGTGGACGCGGTTAAGGTGCCGACTACTACTACTGGCTCACTGCCGGTGTTTGATGCTTCTTCGAGTGGTGTCACGTCCGCATTGCCGTCCACTAATATTGTGATTGAGAAAATGCAGGTGCGTTCTGATAATGATATTCGTCTGATTGCTCAGGAATTGAACCGTTTGCAACGTCGTGACTTGAAGAGGGTGTGAAATTGAGAATCGTTTTCAATAACACTGATTTGGCTACCGTCCTACCTGACACCGTGCTTTATATCGGTAACGTGACGGGCCGTGAGTTCGTCAGCCCTGACGTGACCACGGTAGCGTATAAGGGTGCGCATGGTAGCCGATTCGTAGGCAATCGTTATCCCGCGCGTGATATTCAAGTGGAAGTAACCGTTATCGGCTATTGCTTTCAGATGATGCCATCATACGCGTCTAAGCTTATGAGCGTGCTTGCTACCGACGTGCCCGCTAGTCTTTCTTTCAGTGACCAAGAGGGCACGTATCAGGCTATCGTTAGTGCGATTGACTTGGAAGAGCATGAGACTTACGCGAGTGGTACTATCACGTTCACGTGTCCTGACCCGTTCCGTCATGGTGTCGTGTATGATATTGATTTCAGCACGCTCCCGACTGACACGTTGCGCACCAATTACAATGTGGAACCGGTGTTTAATCTGGTGGTGAATGAGTCCGCCAACAATTTCAGTATGAACGTTAACGGCGACACACTTGAGCTGGACATGCAAGTGAATCAAGGTGACGTAATCGTAATCAACAGTGAGGCACGCACTGTCACCGTCAATAACAAGCTCACAGTATTGGAAACGTCCGGCACGTTCCCGAAATTAAGGCAGACTGGGAACACGATTAGGTTCTACCCTGAATGCGGCGGCAATGGTTCGTATACTGCAAGGTGGCTGTGATGCTGGCAGAAGACACTATTACCCTTGTGGGTTTGCAAGGCCATGAACTCCGCACGCTCAGCCCGCACGCGGAATGGACGTTTGACCAGCGTTCTGACTCTACGAATCAGCTCACCGTCACTGTTGGCACTGACGAAGCCACAGACGTTGTGGGGGACATGGAACTGTTGTTTCAACACCGTCGGTTCGTCATTAACGAAGTGAACCGCACGCGCGACACGGAGACGTGTGAAATTGTCGCGGATGAAGCGCAAGCTGAAATGGCTTCAATCGAGGTTGAGTCATTCCAAGTTGAAAAGGCGAAGTTGAGCGCGGCAGTCACGCAATTGTTGTCTAACACGCTTTGGACGGTTGGAACGATTGAGGATGATACGCGCACGATTTACGCCGACCTTCAAGGCAAAAAGGTCACGGAATTGTTGACGTGGTTGGCTAATCAGTCTAACCAAGTATTGTCTTTCGATTCCGCCCAGCGTAAAGTCTCATTCGTTAAACGGGATATGACACCTTCCGGTGTCGTGTTCAACTACGACATCAACATGTCCAATATTAAGAAGACTGAGACGCCGCCGACCTGCACCGTCCTGCACCCTATCGGAGCCAATGGATTGACTGTGGCAAACGTAAATCATGGAAGTGAACTAGTTGAAGATTTCGGCTGGTACACGTCACTCGGCATGACTGAGAACGAGGCACGCGCCCGATTCACGAAACGGCAGGAATGGCAGGACGAACGTTACACCGTCGTGCAGAATCTGCTGGATGACGCGAGGAAGAAACTCTCCGTGTCCGCATATCCTACGCTATCTTACGATTTGACAGCTGTTGACGGTATCAGCGATTTACGTTTAGGTCAGCAAGCGTACGTTTGGGATAATGTGCTTGACGTGCGCGTGTTGACAACTGTTAGTGTTATCCACACGTCCAGCGTGCATGATGACGATAGTGTGACTTTGGATTACGTGCCACCATCGTTCACCATTGCGACCGATGACACTACCGGAGATACGACGTCCACAACCGAAGCTAGCGTATTCCAAGCATTCAACGACACGGAATATACGCTCGGTGATACGGCCACACGCGTACTACCCTTAAGTATCAATGTTTACTCGGATACCATGCTTGAGTGTAATCTATGTCTAACCGTCAAAACCACGACGGCGGGACTACTCGAAGGCTATTTCCTTTTGAACGGTGAAAAGGCTGGCCCGCGTATCATGCAGACATGCCCTGAAGGGTATGTCACTATCGGCCTTCCATTCCTGATTACGAACGTGAGTAGTAATGACCAGACAACGCTTGACTTGTATCTTAAGCATGGTGGCGCTGGTAGTCTCGCCATCAATGATGCGCAAATTTATATCAGCGCTAAGGGCGCGTATGGTGGTATCACTAACGAACGTCCTGACCGGCGTGTGGTTGACGCTGTGGAACGTTTTAAACGCGAATGGCGTAACGTTGAGGATACGACGTCTATAATGTTCCCGGAACGCAACGACACTACTGTTGCGGAAACTGTGGAACGGTTTAAGACGGAGTGGCGTGAAACTGAAGACGTTGTTAATCCGATTGTGTGGCTTGAGGATAAGACGCTCACAATCACTAACGCCGAGGATGATACCGTGTTTACGCTTATCCTGCCGGACAAGAGTCAACGTGAAATGTCTGCTGTTGTTGACGGGGCTACAATGTTTGACTTGAGTACGCTTGGTTTGACTGGTTCGACTAAAATTATGGTAAAGGAACTTGACGTGAGTGTCACGGTGACGCTTTGAAAGTGAGGGAAAATATTTTGAACGAGTCAGTGGAACGGTTGAATATCATGCCGCACGTGAAAGGTCACGTGTCGGTTGATGTGATGGAGGCCGGGCGGATTGTAGACCATGCTGAGCATGATAATTATGTCAGCCCGTTCGTATATGACGCGTTGCGTAAGTATGTTAACGCGCAATTCATGATGTTATCCGATAAAGAAACCTTGTCTCATACTGTTTCCGTTTTTCCACAGTATGCGTTTAACAGTGCGTTTATCCTGACAGACTACGCGGGGCCTGTCAATACTCGGGAACGTGTGATTCACGGCACTCCACTGAGCTACGGATATCATCAATACGTTTCAAACAATGCTATCGAGTGTAGCTTCAACCAAGACGAATCATATCGCAAGGCTAACTCTTTGCGTTTCGTGTTCGATTTTTCAACCTCGCAAGGCAATGGCACTTTCCAAAGCATTTATAGCAGCCCATCCACGAGTAACCCAGCCTATAGAGCCGGCTATGGCCTGTTGACAGGTTGGCAGGTTAAGTGGCCTGTGACTTACTGTGATGGGAAAATCTACACTCCGAACACTGATATGCTTATCGCGTTCACGTTGGATGATTGGATTACACAACTTAACGGGGATACGTGGGATAGAGTAAAAACGCAAGTGCCAAACGCCGGATTAGACTCCTATACGACGTTAACCGCGTATAATCATTCAATTTATTGGGTTAACAGTCAGTCTATTTGCAGTGCGCCGGTGTCTGACCTGACTGACGTGACAACGCACAATATTGGAGATTATTGCCGAGCGATTTCTTACTCCGCAATCCGTGACTCGTTTTTCATCCTCTTCCAAAATGAGGTCAGGGAGTATTCGACTTCTTTCCAGCTTAAGAAAACTTTCACTGGTGATTATTATCATGTTTCCGCTATGCCGGAGGAAAACAGTATCCTACTCGGCAATCGAGTGTATGACATTGACGATAATGCTAACGCGTTGAAACCATGCGCACGATGGGAGGCAAACTCACCGTTTGACTGTATGACGTTCATAGGCGGTTTCGCTCTAGCCTATGGCGGCTCTTACGCGGATACCGGACTGTACTTGGGTTCGCAGTATTTCAGTCGTGCCCGCTTGGACAAGCCAGTGACGAAGAACAGTAGGCAGACAATGAAAATCACGTATGATTTCAACATGCTCCCGATTGATTGGGAGCATTGATGGAGACGGCATTATTATGCGCCATCCTCGGCAGTCAGACGGTGACTATTCTCGTACAATGGGTGTTAAGCAAAATCGATGCGAAACGCAACCCATTACGCGAGGGTGTGAAAGAACTCTTGTTTTGCAAGCTGAAACAGTTTGACGAACAACGAGAACGCAACGGGTTCGTGCCCATCGCGGATAAGGAAACAGTTGAACGCGTCTACACCGCCTACCATGCTTTAGGGGGTAATGGTGTGGGCACGGAGATAACTAACAAGATTCGTACTTGCGCAAGCAGTAAGGGGGAAAAATGAAACGAACACCTAAACATAAGCGTATCAAGCGGAGCATGGTCAGGCCGGTAGCTGGTTTGGCATTGAGCGCGACTATCATGCTGTCACCTAGTGTCGCATTGGCGAATATGAATGGAGTGGACGTGAGCGGATGGCAACCCGCAAACATCACGCGCACCATTCCGGCTGATTTCGCTATCGTCAAGGCCACCGAGGGTGTGGACTTCACTAACACTTCGTGGGTTAGCCAGATTACTGGCGCTATCGAAACTGGCAAGATTCATGGGTTGTACCATTATGCGAATGGTGGCAGTGCGATTGCGGAAGCCGACTATTTCGTTAACACTATCGGCTCGTATGTTGGTCGTTCCATGCTGGTATTGGACTGGGAAAGCTACCGTAACGTGTCATGGGGTAACGGTAATTGGGTTCGCGATTGGGTGAATCGAGTGCATGAACGTACTAGTGTCTGGCCTGTGGTTTATGTGCAAGCGTCCGCCGTATGGCAGATTCCGCAAGACGTGCGCCAACATTGCATGCTGTGGAAGGCACAGTATGCGAGCAATGCCGTCACTGGCTATCAGTCTCAGCCGTGGAATGCTGGCAGTGCAGGTGAGGGCATGTTGCAATACACGTCTCATGGCATGTTGAATGGGTATGGTGGGTTCCTTGACCTTGACTTGTTCTTCGGGGATAAGACCGCGTGGGGGCGTATTGCCTGTGGTGAGCGTAGTGGGTGCGTGCCTAATTCGTTCGCTAATACTGGCACCATAACGACGGTCAGGCATGACACACCGAACACCACACCTAACGGTAACGTGAATCAGATGGCAAATGATGTGATAGCCGGGAAATATGGCAATGGGGCGACACGCCGCGCCTTGCTGGGCGGTTATTATGATTCGGTCATGAGGATTGTTAATAATCGTCTTGGCTGTGGTACGTCTCAATCGTCTGCGCAATGCGTTTACGTCCAGTCTGGTGACACGTTGAGTTCGATTGCATCACGCTATGGTGGTAGTTGGAATGAGTGGACGGGCTACCGTTCCGGCAATCCGAACATCATTTATGCGGGTGAGCGTGTCTGCCGTCGCGGGTCTGGCGTTTCCACCGGTGGAGCACGTCGTTACACTGTTCGGTCTGGTGACACGTTGAGCGGTATCGCGGCGCGATATAAGATTAATGCAAGTCAGATTAAGGGTTATCGTTCAGGCAATCCTAATGTGATTTATCCGGGCGAAACCTTGTATTGGTGATTGGAGTAAATTATGGATATTACTCAGGCTGAGACTATCGCGGTTGCTATCGTCGGTTTGGTTGCTCCAGTGTTCGTGCAGGTTGTTAAACCTATTCTGCCGGATAACATGACCGCCTTGTTTAGTCTCGCGGTTAGCATTGTTTTGGGCATGTTGGCTATCGCGGCTGTGGGCGGTTTCAACCACGGTTATACGTGGGGTGTTCTGCTTGTTGCTGTGATTGGTGTGTCGCAGACGGTTTACACTGCTGTTAATCAGGTGATGGGCGGCAAGCTTGGGAAAACGTTTGTTGACGAAAACGAGTTAGCCTAGTATAATGTGAGGTGCTGAAAGTTTTGGCGATTGCCTTTTAGTGCTGTCATTGATAAGCCGCACGGTTTCCTTTCACCGTGCGGCTTCTCCTTTTTTAAATGTCTTTCAACCCGTCCCACGTTTGCACTGGAATGCTTTCGGGTCGTACGAATCCTGAAACGATTAATCCCAGCCGTTCGGCTTCTTTCACGTTCTCATGCACCCAACCGTGGCAACCGGTTGTGCCTGACCCGCAGAGGGTTATGAGGTTCGAACTGGAATGCATTTCAGCATAGGGGTGCGAGCGTAAGCGCCGGTGGTGGATTGAGTAGCCGAAGGGCGTGTATCTCACGTCCCGTCCGCATCTCACACACCGGTAGTGGTCACGTTCCAAGACGTTACGCCGGGTTTCTTCGGTTGGACTCTTCTCTTTTGGTTTGCCTTCTTTCGCTAGCATTATTCCTCCACTTGGTTCGCGCAAAATTCTGCTAATTGCACGAGTGGACCTTCCAGCATGGCGTAGCTGTTCTTGCTGAGGGTTTCGGCTGTACCAATCGTGTAGGTTTGTTTTTCCTTATTGGGGGTGTAGCGTAGTTTTTCTTCCACCATTGAGTCGGCTAGTTCAACGCTGACATGTACAATAAATTCTGGCATGTTTTTCATTTTGTTTCCTCCCTTGGTTGAAATGATGCAACTTGTTCGCCTTCGTCATCAAAAATTGTTGCAACGTCTCCGTGTTTCACTGTTTTTCTTGCCGTTGCTACGGCTTGGCTGAATGTGGCGCATACATAATCGACGCCGTTGAATCTTACTACATACATGTTTTATTCCTTTTGTTAGTTGTGCCCCGCCCTTGCGTGGCGGGGCTGGTGGTGTCAGTCGCAGAGTTCTTCAATCTGTGCTTCATATGTGGTGTCATAGCTGGTTTCATGGAACTTGTTGACGCGTCCGAACGTGAAGCCGTATTTGCGTTCACATTTGCGACGTATTGAACGGAGAATGTTCTTTGTTTCCACCGCTTCACTGTGGAAGGTGTAGAAGGCGTCAAGTTCTGGAATGTCGATGGTTTGTTTTCCGTCGAAGTAGCTGATGTTGATTGTTGCGGTGGTCATTTTGATTTGTCCTTCCTTGTTTGGTTGATAGTTTTATAATACATCACTTGGTTATGCGACACGCCGACGTTCGACAAACACACCCCAACACATCGGATACTTCAATGGTACCAACCGGGACACGCGATAGTCAGCGCCATAACGCACTTCGGCAAGCCGAGCGATAACCGCGTGCGCTCTCTCCCTTGCTTCGGCAATCCGCCTGTCATAGCCACGTTTGCGTTTCTCCCAACCGTCGCTAGTCCTCTCATACACCTCCCACACAACACCGTTTTCCGAATAATGAGACTGCACGCGATAATCGTAAGCGTCAACGTTCCGATATTTCATCCTATCCCCCTTTTAGTACATTTCCGCGATATGTCGGGTGAACGCGCATACGCTGACTGCCGTCAGATAGCCACGTAATCCCGTCTTCCTCGCCATGAGAAGCCACACGGGGAAAGTTATGAAGGGTGCGAGACACCAACCGCACGTAGCGAGATTACGCAGACTATCGGCCTGTAACGCCTTGTGGGCTTGACCTTCGTTCCCATAGTACGTTTCGAGCGTGTTGCAGGCTCCGAGCCATGCCCTACGTAACTCTTTAAGGCTGTGTCCAAAACCGTCCGTTGTCTGGACGCAAGTGTTGAAGTACCCGGCGACTAGTCCCGCCTGTACTGCCTTGTTCATTTGTTTGCTCCTTTGCGGTAGTGGTAAAACGCCGCCAACATACATGCGACGCCGATAATGTTGATGAAGTTCAGATTTTCGTTTGCTGATAATACGATTCCGAAGAGAAAGAGTATCGCTACGAATCCGTCGTTTTTATTCATTATTGTTCCTTTCGTTAGATGGTGCCCCGCCCTTGCGGGCGGGGCGGGGTGGTTATTCTCCGACGATTTCTGCAAACTTGTCAGTGAGCCACTTGAGGTATTCTTTTCTGGTGTTGAACTTGCCTTGTGCATGCTCGGTACCGTTCCACCATGCTCCAGTGGCGTTCTCGTTCCACCATGTTTCGACGTTTACCGTGCCGTCTTCGTTGGTGGTGGCCTTGATGTTGTATCCATTGAAGCAGTTGGTTTCGGTGTTCATTTTGTAGTTGGTTTCGGTGTCCATTTTGTTTGTCCTTTCTTGGTTGATAATTACATAATACACTACTTGGTTATGCGACACGCCGAAAATAAAAAAAGGGAACCAACGAAATTCCTTCGTAGGTTCCCCTGAATTTCAACGACTGCAATACGCTAAGCACTGCACCTCAAGCGCATCCACATGACGGTAACACACACCGTCAAACACGAAAAAAGGCGCGCTAGAATACTTGTGAGCCTTGCGTAGCGTCCAATATCGGCTATTGCCCGGCTGGACAACCAACAGCGAAAGCATTACGCCCGTTTTCTTCTTGATGCGCAACACCATTTTGCGTAGTTCGTCAATCAATTCACGGTGTTTGCATCCCGCGCAATCGTCGAAAACCGCGTAAATGACACGTCGTGAAATGCTCACCAGTCCACACCTCCCAGTTTTTGCAGTTCGTCAATAAGTGCCAATGTCTGTAATTCCTTTGTCTCCTGTGCTTCGATTTCATCCACCACGCTCAAGCGTTCGACAGTGAACACCTCATGTTGCAGACTGCCGTAAACCCTGTCATCAAACATGGTGAAATGCAATGTCTGCAAGTCAGGGTTAACGACAAAATATTGCAACACTTGCGGCTGATACTGCTCCGGGATGAAATCGAACTCACGACGTGATTCCAGAATCTCCGGGAATAGTTTGAGAGCCAACGACTGCAATTCATCACGTTGACTATTCGGAGTTTCCGAATCGTTCAACATCTGGAATACGCGGAACGGGACAACAGTCTGCAAATGGTATTTCGTTCCCAGACTTTTCGCTTCGAACGCGAATGGGGGAAGATATTCCAGCCCGTTAATATCGATTTGCGGTTTAGCGTGAGCGTCAGGACTGACCGCAATACGGTCATCCACGTCACTTACCCACATTCCAGTGTCGAATTCCACGATGTCCGGGGAAATGTCAAGTTTCTCGCACGCCATCATAATATTAGTATTTTCGAGTCGGTGGCCGCGTTCCATTGGCGGTTCTCCGTCCGGCTGTTCCGCAATCATGTCGGCGAGGAATTGCCAGAAATCTAGATTGACTTTCAACCGTTCGTTATCTCGTGTGGCTTGCTCGGCTTTCGCTCTGTATTCTTCGGCCTTTTCTTCGGTCTTTGCCTTGTCTGCCATGGCTTCGAGCTTTGCTACGTCCTTTTGGGCGTAATGTTCGAGGGAGAGTGTTCCGGCTTTGGTGCCAGTGATTTTGCCAATTCTGGCGTCTAACCATGCTTGCGTGTCCTGCGCTTGCGAAACGTTCAGAATCTTCATTTTAGTTTTCCTTCCTTACCGGTAATCCGTCTTCCGTGGTGGCGAGCATGTATGCTTTCATCAGTGTGTCCGCTATTTTTTGACGTCGTGCGGGCGGGATGCGTCGGAACTTGTTTTCCCAATGCGCGACTTGGCATTGCCGTACATCGTACATTTTCGCCAACTCACGCTGGCTAATGCCGAACGCGTTGCGCAAATATTTCAACAATTCGCTGTCATCCAAAGAGTCAAGATAACTATTCCGACTGTTGACGGTGCGGAGATTGTTTTCATGGTCGAGTGTGAATAGGTTACCGTTTTTTGACTGGATAAGGTAGGCGTAAACGTCTTCCTTGACTCTGTATTCTCGCTCTCCGGCGACGGTTTTAAATGTGATGGGCATAGCTCCCGGCCATAGTGTGAGTCTCATTTATCCTCTCCCGCAATCTCTTCATCATAGTAGACGTATGCGATTCCGTTGACAGTGTGGAATTGCCCTCGCACAATGCTTTTATAAATTGTCGGTTCGATTCTAGCCAAGTAGAGCAAGTCTAGTGCGTCCTCTCTGGAATTTGGGTAGATTGCGATTTGCTGCGTGCAGTCTTTTAGTTCAATGTCTGGTGAGTCTTTAGCCACTTTGTCAAGCTGGTCTAGCGTCTCTTTGAGGAACTTGACGTATTGAGCAAGGGTTATTGTATCTTTCATTATTGTTCCTTTCGTTAGATGGTGCCCCGCCCTTGCGGACGGGGCTGTGGTTTGGTTTAAAGTGCGTGTTCCTTGAGCAGTTCGGTAAACTCGTCGGTGTCTACCTGTTCATAATCGGTGTAGCCGTTCATGTCGCAGATGGTGCGGAGGTCTTTCGCGGCTCCGTAGGTGTCCCAATTGCCGTCATCCTGTCCGCTGTTTTCAAGATAGCTGATGATGTAGGCTTCTGCTGTACTGAGGTTGATTGTCATTTTGTTTGTCCTTTCTTTGTTTTGTAATTACATAATACATTATTGTTTGATGCGACACGCCGGACTAGAGATAATCCATGGCAACGAAACCTATGCCCGCCAAACCAATAAGGATATCAGCCAATGCGAGAAGTACCGTACGACTGTCCCCGCAAAACAATGACACGCCCAAAGCAACAGCGGACACAATCGTAAGCACCAAGAACCCGAAAAACATAGCAATCTTTTTCACTTGGCACCGCCCTTACTGATGGCCTGACGGAGAAGTATAACGTCATGCTCGGTCAAGTCCTGAGGCTTACGCACCTCATGGCCGAACTGCGATGCCAAAGCGTTGACGTAAAACCTTAGATTGGTTCCAGCGGCCTGAGCCATGTCGTTAAGGTCGTCGACTTCCTGTGCCGTGGCCTTCCGTGGTTGTTGTGGTGCAGAATAGTCGCGCATGGCGGCACCGTCATCGTCCTTGTCGGGGAAGATACCAAGGGCCGCGTAGAGGGAGTAGCGTCGCGCGTAGGTTACTGCGGAGCCGATTGCCTGCGGGTCGGGCACCACAATAAATGGGTAGTCCCCCACATTCAAGGTTTTTTCAGCGTCGAAAATGATTGTTTCGACCGTGCCGTAGCTCACTTTGTCACCTACCGCACCCATGCACACCACCTGCCGGAAGGCTAAATCATACTTGGCGAAAATAGGCTTGATGGTTTTGAGAATGGTGGAGAGATTCAGATATTTGTAGGTGCGTTGTCCAGCGTTGGCTGTCAGGTCGGTGACGAAGTTGGGGACTTCGTTGAGGACTGCCATATATTTTTCTTCGAGTTTCATTATTGTTCCTTTCGTTAGATGGTGCCCCGCCCGCGTGGGCGGGGTGTCGATATTTTGACAAGCTTAAAAACCGTATGCGCATTCGGTTTCTGCGAGCTCTTCCATGTGCTGTTCAACTCGATGCATCGGGTTAACATTCGAGATTATCAGGTAGTTGTATATTTTAGCGATATTGCCTGTGGACATCGCCGTGTGCGCGTAGTGTTCCCACAGACTGTTAGCGAGTGGATTATCAACATTGTTGAAATCGACGTGATGTGTAATGTTTTCGTGGTAGATGTATGACATTTTGGTTTGTCCTTTCTTTGTTTGGTAATTACATAATACATTATTGTTGAGTGCGACACGCCGAACTAGAGATAATCTCACCCAAACAACTCAACCCCCGCGCACTATCTAACCCCCTGAACCGCTTAGCGGCCTGCGCAGATTCACCAATCGTCCGCCCGCTCAACCGGTTGCGCCGATACTCCCAACTTGCATCACCCTCGATGCCTAACGCACGCATTTCATGCATAATGTCACCTTCTGTCGGATTATGGTCTCGCTTCCATCTGCTCCAAAACGCGTTCAGGTCGGCTGGCATGAGATACGGGCGCTTCTTCACATATTCCGGGCTTGCGAAAAATTGGCGTATCGCTTCTTTCGCCACGTCTAATCGCATGTCAGTGGCTAACGCTTCCATCCATGCGGCCACCTGCATTTCGGTTACAAGACGGTTATCAAAGGCGCTGGCATAGGTTAGGAGCGCTTGAACTTGCAGTTTATTCATCCTCGTGCCCCCTTGAATTCCAATTGCATCAATTTTACGATTTTTAGCATGCCGTCCAAGTCACTTTTTCGAAGGTACATCCAGAAAAGACCTTCCGCATAGGTGGTGGCTTGCCGAGCAAGGTCTAACATGGCGTCCATGTAGAGACAGCACTTCCCCACTTGCATGAGATTGTGAGCGTCCAATGGTTCGCCATCGATTTGCAAACGGCATTTCTCGCCATTGTCGATAGCCCTCTGTAGATACCATTCTGCTTTCTGCAAGTCTTCGAGGGGGCGCCCCTTGAGTCGGTGTCGCCACACGTATTTTATCGCGTTGCCTACGCAAAAACTGTGATATTGCGCGACTTCAATGCATTCGCAAGGCTTCGTGTTGTCGGTGTAGTGTGCTGGATGATTAACGTTGTCCATGATTGCTTCCTTTTAAAATTGCGGTGTGATTGAGTCCAGAAAATCGTCAAGGTAAAGAATGTAGTCTTCTTGGGCGGAATCGTGCGCCTGTGTCTGGTAGTCGCCGTGTTGCCATTGAATGCCGCTTGAAAATTTCAGCCACCTAATCCCAGCGAGATATACGAGTATCGTATTGTGGACTTTATCAATCGTCCAGTCTGGGGGAGCTACTGCGTCCATCATGTAACTTTTAGATTGTGCTCCGCTTCTCTGCCGGTTTTCTAAGCCTTTCCATGCTAATAGCCATACTCTGTAGCGTGCTATTTTTTGATTGTCTTGTATGGTTAGTGCTGTTTCGAAGATTGCCGTGTCTTCTTGGTTGACGCAGATTGCAACGGAATGCATGTCGTACGGGGGTATATCGTTAAATAGTGTCAGCATTTTATTTTCCTTTCGTTGGGTGCCCCGCCCTTGTGGGCGGGGCGGTATGTAGTTTAAATTGCGTTTTCGGGGAGCTTTTCGAGGTAGTCTATTGCCGCGTACATTCCTTCGGTGGTGTAGGGGAAAAGTTTCTTATAACAGTGGCTACCATAATGATTGCCAAGCTTTCTGTAGTCCCTACGCATTTCTTCTTCTGTCTTGGAGATTTCCCAGTGGACGCGGATTACTCTGTGAATGTCTCCCGTGCGTGTGGTGTACACGTCGAGGTTGTTGGTGATGCGGAGCTTCTTCTTGTCGCCCATCATGTTATCGAAGATTTCGAAGAGGTTGAATCGGAGGTTTTCGGTGGTCATTTTGATTTGTCCTTCCTTGTTTGGTTGATAATTACATAATACATCACTATTGAGTGCGACACGCCGGAAAACAGAAAATGCCCGCCGAAACAAATCAGCGGGCATAATGAGAATCATTATCAATAAGCGAACTTGACCGGCACTAGCGGGAACGCCACAGCACCAAACGTCGAGACAACAAGAGGCCATGTAACATGCGACGCGGGTAATCCATCGCTCCAAACACGGTTTAGCGGCTCAGTCCCATACTTTCCGTCATCAAGAGTGGGACGGCGCACACTCCAATCCCCTGCTCCGTCACAGTAGAGCAGTGTGCCGGTCTGGGTGATGTAATAGCCCTCCTCCGTTGGCATTTCCTGCATCGTCTTCACGTTTTCGGGAAAACGATAATTGAGTTCGTCTTGCAATGCTTTCATCTCGTTTTCGTCCCGGAACCTTAGCACGACCTTCCACCCGTCTTCCGTCGTAGTAGCGGCCAAGTCTCGCAGTGAATTGATAACAATGCTTTCCGGGTTCGTATACGCTGTGACCTTAATCATTTTTGTCCTTTCACTGATAAATTGGGGTGACACTCACATGAGTCAGCGGGAACGCTTTGGCTCCAAGCTTCTTGATTATCTTGAGCCAATCGGCCTCGTAATCCTCTTCGTCTTCTCCCAACACGTTCGCTAGCGATGGGCAAGTGTATGGCTCACCGCCGTAGAATGTTCTAATACTCCAACTACCCTCGCTATCCTTGTTTAGAAGCAGTCCGGTTGTGGTAAGGTATAGGCCTTCTTCTTCGGGTTCCTTGAATTTCTTGTCAAGTTTGATATTTTCCGGGAAAATATTGTCGAGTTCGTTTTGGAGTGTCTGTAAATCTTCTGTTGAATAAAACTCAACATCTAGACACCTTGTATGCTGTGAGTTCAGATTTTCGTTTATAGTCGCCGATTTAACACCCCCGACGCGGAGGCTGTTAACTCCATTCGCATAAACGGAACGGGATACTGTGATACTCATTTTTCTGTCCTTTCATTCTGAAAACGGGGTAATGTTTACACGAGTTAGTGGTAGTGCAACTTTAGTTAATTTTTCAATGACCTTATGCCAATGCGTCTCGTTGATTAGACGCAAGTTGGCAGTGCTATATGCAAGATAGGGTGCTGTGGAGTCTCTGAATCGTATTATGCTCCACCCCCATTCATCTTTCAAGAGTAGTATTCCCGTTTGCGAGAGGTAATACCCTTCTTCTTTTGGTTCTTTGAAGTTTTCATCTACGTTGACGTTTTCGGGGAAAAGATTGTTTTAATTTGTCTTGGAATTCTTTCAAAGCCTGCAAGTTGTCGAATTTCAGTCGCACAATGTTCGCGGGACTCCCTTTGCCTCGTTTGACGCCGGAAATGTCCAATGTTTCGCCGTCTGCGAATGATTGGTGTTTTACCTGTATCGACATTTTATGCCCTTTCGTTGGTTGGTTTGTCTTATACTATCGATTATACATGATTACGGACGTGACACGCCGGACTCAATCTGAAAGCCGAAGAGGTCAGTTTGCGACTGCATCGCCTGTGTGAGATTCTGCATATTACGTTCCGCGTTCGTGGCGGGCTTGCGGGCTTGCGGAGGGTCGGGCCGGTATTCATCATTCCACCTTTCGCCATTGAGCCATGTGGCAAAATTCGGAATGAACCGCGTTTCCGTGTTGGCGCACTGCGCGGCGAATGCTTGCACCTTGGCCAGAAGAAACGCGCTGTTCATGCCTACTTTTGCTTTACGCCATGCCTTGTAAGCGGCCATCTTGGCCACATGCTTCGGATAGATTGTCCACAGTTGTTCGAACGCTGTCGGGTATTCTTCGCGCTTATGTGGCGCGGGTTCCGTCGGTGCGGGTTCGCGTGTTGGTTCTACCGTGGTAGTCGATTCTGGAGCTTGGTAAAACGTTTTATCTTTCTCCTTTAGGGATACGTGTCGTGGCTCTTGTGTGATGTGATACAAGTTGGTTTTTCTGGTGCCATCCTCGCAGAAGCGAGTTTCCTTGGTGATAAGTCCTTTTGCTTCAAGCCCTCTAAGAGCATTGATAACGGTCTGCTTTGAGCACTTGCACTCTTTGCTTAGAAGAGCAATGCTTGGATAGCAAAGGTTATTGGCGTCGGAATGGTCTACGAGCGTGATATACACAACTTCTTCGCTCATTGTGTCGAAGTAGTCTCCTCGTATGACCCAGTGTCGTATGGCTGTCCAGCCTGAT